CAAATTTTATCGTAAATTGATACCTTCCATAGTGTTCTATCACCTCGCAGGTGCCGTTTGAGTAGCTTTCAACTATATTCTTAATCACTTCTACAGTAGTAGTTTCCTTAGCCTTTAAAGCAGCTAATATATTACTCCTAATGATATCTATGGGTAGATCAGAATCATAGTCTATACCGGCAAAACTACACCACATAGGTAGGGAAAAAGTAGCGGACTCTATAAAAAATTCATTTACTAAAGCATCTATACTTAGTTCAAGCTCTTCTAGCTGATATCCATAGGCTGTGAATATTTCTTCGGTGGTCATATTTATTAAATGATCAGGATATAAATCAATTAATTTAAGCATTAATCTATCACTCCTTTAGTAAGTGTTATATTACCGACTGCCCCCACTTGGTCTGTTATTAGTTTTATATTTCTTGTAGTACCATTTATAGTAAGATTAGAGAAGTCTATGACCCCATCAGTGCTTACCAGAAGCCCTGCTACTTTAGTGTAGGTGATTTCCTTCACTGACTTAACTAGGTAGTCATCTAAGGCTTGTATAAAGCCTTCCTTAACCTGATCAAGTGTGTAGCTATCATCTACCTCTACAGTAGCTGATATATTAATATCCAGTATAGTGGGTGTAGTTACTGTTACGCTTGCACCTATGGGTCTTTTAACTTCAATGTATTTCTTTGTAGCTTCCACTACTTCAGGTGCTACATTCCTATTATTCTTACTCATGACAATTACTTTTACAGTTCCATTACCATTCCAAAGTGGAACGACTTTGACATTCTTAACCCCATCTACTGACAGGGCCCAGTTGATGTAGTCATCTACATTTCCGGATGTCCCTTTGTGGGCCTGCAGATAAAAGAATCTTTCCTTTAGTTCATCATCAGTTTCAGGATCTACGCCCCCCTCAAGTGCTCCTACACTTCTTATGGATGTAACTTTATCATTTTCTGGGCTTACTAGTGTAAAGTCTACTGTGGATACGCTATTTACACTTGCACCAACACCCATAGATCTTATGTATAAAGTCACTCCATTTTCATCATTAATCCTACCATCTTGATTATCTAACACTTCATACTTATTTCCAAATGCGCTTATAACGGCCCCAGAAGGGATTTCTTGACCAACTTCACCAATAAATAATGCTTGTCCTACTGATTCTCTTCCTTCTTTTCTATAGACCCCAAATTCCTGGACTCTCTTATCTAAGTTATCCCCATAACTATCTTTTATAAAGGCTATATTAAGGAGCTTATCAAGTACTGTATAAATACTAGCATGTGCCAGTGCAATGGAACTGAACATACTGTCTAGTATAGACCCCTCATTTTTAGCGATGGGGAGCTCTGTGCCTATTAGCATCTCATTTTTTAAATTTAAGTGCGTTTTATCTTCAAACATCTATATCAATCCCCCCATATATGCTTTTTACTTTAATTTTTATGTGTAAATCATCACCAGTGAAGGTTATCCCCCTGTTTTCAACATCATTGATGTAGGGATTTATAAGCAAGGCCTCTTTTATGAATCTAAAAGCCTCTGATTCAGTTAGTCCCCTGCTGAATTTCTGACCTATCAGGGTATTTAATTCTGTACCATAGTCCCAAGAGTATATCTCATGGTTAAATCTAATTGTTTTGATAGCCATATAGATCCATACTTTCAAAGCCTCTGCACCTTCAACCACCTTGAACTCTTTTGTATCTTCATCAATTACGAAGTCATCTCTGTCAAAATCGTATGCCAACTCTTTTAGTGGCGGTAGTTCGCTTTCTGGTATGTAATTATAATCTTCAGGTACGCCTATAAATGGGAATATGTCTTTTTTCTCAGTCACTACCTCACCACCTTATCTAGAATCGTTACAGTAGAATCGTCACAATTAATAATCACAACATCACCGGCTTTTATGCCACCTAAGTCTATCATGTGTGAATGTCCGTCATTTACACTTGTATTTAAGCCATTTGCTAAAACATAAGCCCATGATGTGTATCTTATCTGCACTGTTTCAATCTCAAAGTCATTATATTTTAGTCTTGTTTTTGGGTAACTGTTAATCACCTCTGCAAACTGAATAGAAGGTGTGTGGCTTCGCATACCTTCTGCGTTCATTATTCCTAACAATTCATGTTCGTATGACACTTACCAACACCTCCTGATTTCAGTCCAACTTCCCCTTCTAACTCTTGTTTTTGTGATCGGTGAACCTTCTGGACCACCGTTATGGATTACCATTCCATTACCTATATATAGCATCACATGTCGGCCACTACCACTTGCTGATGACTGCGTTATTATTAAGTCTCCAGGAAGTGCCTGAGCCAGTGATGGTATCTTCTTCCCATTGTGTAACTGCGCTGATGTAGACCCACCAATAGTTATCCCTGCTGCTTTATGGCATGCGTACACAAAGCCACTACAATCCGAATTGTAGATACTCTTACCACCCCAGGTATATCTACCCTTACCAACCATACTTTCAGCTACTTGTAGTATTTTTCTTTGTCTATCATTTCCGCCACTTCCTCCACTTCCTGAAATACTACTTGATATAAGCCTGCTATCAGCTTCTTCATCTGAAGTTACACCAGTACCAAGGTTGGAGTCAGTCCAATCTTTACCAGTATGCTGTTTGTACCATGATTTTACCTGTCTAATATATCCAGCAGTATCATTACCATCACTTACTGGCGCCCATGTAGAAATTATCTGGTCAAACTTCCTACCCTTCTTATTTACATGTGATATGCCAATAAAATGAAAACCTCTTCTAATCCCTTCTTCTACTGATGAGTAACTACCAAATGACTTGTATTTCTTGATATTTTTGTCGGGATCCTTTATTCCAAAGAAGTTAAAGTGATTAACCGCAAGATTAGAATCAAACTTTTCTCCACATTCCATTCTAGCCACCAAGGCAACCATCATTGGGTTTACCTTATACATATTTCCATACTTAATAAATAGGTCCCCCTTACCTGCAAGTGGACCCTTTAGTAATTTATTTATCATATCAGCTGTGATTCCATGTCCCCAGTCAAGGGCTTTTCCTTCACCACTGGATGCCTTTGATTCATCCTTTCCTGCTGACTTCTCATCCATGATATTGTCGAAGTTAAGTTCCAAGTCTATGGAATATTTTCCACCTATCCAGGAATGTTTATCCTTGTCAATATAGAAGTCACCTATTAGGCCTGTATGTGAATCTTTTACCTGGACCTTATAACCACTTTTACAAGTGATATCGCCATATCCGTGTAGGTCACAAGTCCTATCCAGACCGTGAAAGGCTGCATCTATATCTTCTGTCTTACCATCTTTTTTCTGTTCAATCACTTTTGATACGGTGTGATATAGCTTCCTGAATTCCTTATTGGTCTTCACCTGAAGCTTGTTACCTTGTTCGTCAACTACTAGAACTCTGTTGACTACATTGGCTACAGACTCCTTATACGAACTGTATTCTATATTTTTGTCCTGTTCAAATGCAATTTTAAGCTTAACTTCGCCTTTTTCTATTACATTAAACTTATCTATATCAACATCTATCATGTATTTTTTCTTACTAGCCTTAGAATGCTCAGTGTAGGCTGTCATGATGGCTTCGTACCTTGATACACCAATAAACATCTTGGTTATTTTGCTATCACCCTTAGCAATCTTACCTACTGGTAGCTTCATCTGGCCATCCTTACCATCAAACACAGTCTTGGCAATTTCAGAAGCTGATTTATTTACAAAATTATAACTCACTTCATCCTTGTGTAGCACATAGCCTATATCATAGGCAGTAACTCTTATACCATTATTACTACTGGCCTTTTCTACCTCTATGATATTGCCCCTGAATATTTCTTTACCACCTACATAAAAGCAACAAGTGGAATTAGCACTAAGGCCTATGCTCTTTACCTTTTCGTCATTTACTGCCTGAATAAATTCAAAGTTTAACTCTCTGTAAGGGCTTTTAATGCTACCGCTCCATGATATGTTAGTAACTATATCCGTAAGCCTGTAGAAGCTTCCACCGCCCCTTATATGGACTATTAAGTCTATATCTTCCATCTTATATGTAGCCATTAAGGAATCACCAACTTCCAATCACTGTAGATCAAGTTTGATTTCTTCAGACTAGGATACCTTTTAAGATTTTCTGCATTAGTTGTAATCCTCTTGTACTTGCTGCCATCTCCGTAGTATTTTTGCGCTATCAAGTATAGGTACTCTCCATGCTTAACTGTGTGGCCCTTTCCTGAAGTCTGCTTACTTAAGTCTATGGTAGGCTTATTTCTTGAGTAGACCTTGTTAGGGATAGGATTTTTAGGATTTCCACTAACTGGACCAGGTTGCCATGTAGGTATGTTTATATCTTCATCTTCCTTAAGATCTAGAGTATAGTACACATCACCACTAGAGTCTCTCTCACTATATTCAAAGTGAGATATCCTGACTGGAACATTAATTGAAGTACCTGTTACTATATATCTAAGCCTTGTACCCTCTCTACACCACTTTTCAAGCTTATTAACATAACTATACGGGTCCCCACTACCTGTGGCAAAATGATAGTTAGCCCCCTCATGAGGGAAAAAGCATGATATAGACATGGCGGAAGGCTCATACCCATTGTAGATATTTACCTTCCCCTTTTTTACTATACTTTCAGCGCTTATATCAGCATTAACAATCTTATTAAATTCTGATGGTACAACTGGCAGCCTTAGATTATCCCCATCTCCATTTAAGTATATCTCTACCAATTACACCACCCCCTGTGCCAATTTAAGCTTCTTAACTAGCTTACCTATCATTAAATCAATGTCGGCTTCCTCTCTTACAGTAATACCATTTAGGTTAATTACTATGCCATTGTTATTACCTCTGTTCTCATAGTCGTTAGCCTCTCTCTTAGTCAAGACTTTTTCGCCCTGATGCAGATTGGCTGGGTAATTATCATAAGGTACTCGAGGCAGACCAAATGCGTGACTGTATTGTGTCGGTCTAGTGTTTGCCGTACCGCTTCCACCAGAAGAGTCACCACCAACGCCAAAATCTACTGTTGGTATCTTAGGTATTTTCTTTTCAAACCAATTACACATATCAGTCCAAGCGTTCTTTACAGCCAACACTGCATTTGTTATTCCTGTTATAGCCTCGTTTACCTTAGTAAGAAGTGGAATTATGACATCTTTAGCAACCTGCATTTTTAATTGCATAAGGGCCCATTTCTTTTCCCAATCAGATGCCAACAACTTAATTACATCTCTTACAAAATTAGGATTTTCTTTTAGAAATTTAAATACATCTTCAGCAACATGCTTGAAAAATTGAAATACATCCCCCATACCCTCAAATGCACCATTAACTTGTTGGCCCAATACATTTATTGCCTCTTGTGCTTCAGGTGAGTTAGTGATTATATGGTTATATACTTCATCTAGCATATCGGTAATCGGTTTGGCTGCAGTTTGTAGCTTGCTAAAATCAATGCCTCCGAAGTTGGTTACATCCATTAATCTCCATAACCCACCGATAGCCTCTTCCGCCTTCGTGTAGATGCCTGAGAAGAAATTTTGAACACCCTTATCATCAAATATCTTCTGCATCCTCTCATACATTGGGGTATATACCTTAGCTTCAAGTAGATTATTAGCCATAACCCATGCATCCTTGAAATTCATAGGAATATTTTGGAACTCTTTATTAACTTCATCTGAGTGCTTAAGAATTGCACGCTTAACCAGGTCAGCAGTAAGAAGCCCCTTCTTACCAGCTTCTTTTATTCCTGTACCAACTTCCTTTTCAATCATCTTGGCCATTAGTGGTGCATTTTCTCTGACTGACCTAAGTTCATCACCTTGTAGCGTTCCACTTGCAAGTCCCTGATTAAGCTGATACATTGCTGCACTAGCCTCTTCATTAGATGATCCACCTTTTCTGAATGACTGCATAGCCGTCTGATAAAACTTAGCTGCTTCACCCGGCTTACCACCAAATACATCTGGTGACATCTGCATTAGCTTAGTCATTCCATTTCTTACATCTGATAAGTTAGATCTAGAGTTTCTTGCTACCCCTTGGGCTAATTTATCATAATCACCTATACTCAATCCGCCCCTATCAAGAGAGTTAACCCTAGCCTTATAGTCAGAATAGTTGTTATATCCCTCTACGGTGACTTTAATAACTTTATCCTTAAGCTTTGCTAGGCCTTGTTGAATCTTCTGTATGCCCCAGGCAGTCATATCATGAAGAAATACCTTTACATCATCTTTCGCCTTCTTAGCAAGTACACCAACAGCTAATGTTACCGCGGCCAATACTGCAAGTGCTGGATGTTTACCAAGTAATTTTAGTGGCACTTTAGCCAAAGGCCCTAACTTGCCTAACTGACCACTTATGCTACTTAATCCCTTAGATGCTAAGTCTTTTATCTCAACTGGTATCTTGTTAGATTTTTTCAATCCCTCAACAAATGATTTCATTTTTTTGGATACACCCTCAACCTGCTTATTAGCATCTTTTGCATCTAGTTTTAGCTTCTTATTACCTTTTAGGCTCTTGTCAAAATCCTTCTGTGCCTTGGCTACTTCCTTAGTCTCTTTCTGAAACTTCTTAAGTTCTGCCTGCATTCTTTTAAGTTCTTTTGTCATCAAGTCTTCGGCCTTAAATCTAGCTTTCAGTTCAGTTGTATTAGTTGCCATTTTTTACCCCCTTTCTCCCATAAAAGGGCAAAATTGATTTTGTTTATCTTCAAGCCTATCTTCTATTTCCTTGAATAGAAAGGCCTTCATCATTCGATATTCTCCAATATCTGTTTTTTTCTTTTGGTAAACCTCGGATGGAGTCAGATGTGCGTACTTCCAGAAATAGTAGAAAGTACGCAGTTCATCATCCACCTCTATTAGTTTTTTATTTCATCTTCCTTTGGCACATTATTGATTAGGTTGTCGTAGGCCATGAATAGTGTGTCTATCTCGTCCGGAGTAAGAAGCACTAGTACCAGATCAGTAGGAGTACCCACTTTGAACTTGCTTATTAGCTCTGTATTCTTAAATAAGGCTTCCCCTTTGTAGAATATTGAATAAACAAGAGTTAGTAACTTTCTTTTCCTGTTATTTTCGGCCATCTGTAGCTTGCCTTTATCAGCCATCTTAAGCTTATAGCCATAGTCTTCTAGCTCTGCTTCCTGTTCCAGGCTCATCCTACGCATCTCTACTATGAAAGGTTGACCAAACATAGTAGATAGGCTGCTTATCTCTATTTCTTCCTTCTTTACAAGGAAATCATCTCTATCCTTGCTTAGTAGTAGGTCAATTAAATTAACATTCTTTTCACTCATAACTATCTCCTATCTCCTATATCAAATCTATTGGCTCAAAATCATCAAATGTGAATGGTGCTTCAACCTTGCCCACTTCTCCATTTTTGAAGTCAGCAAGTGTTAGATCGTCAAACTGTACACCCTTATACCTGATTCTTTCAGCTCCTACATTATCTGGGTCATCTAACTTAGATATAGCCTCAAAGTAGATAGTCTTCTGTTCTTTCATCCTAAGCCCTATTAGTTTGGTCATTCTTGATGATACCTTAGTCATAGTGCAAGATCCTTTACCCTCTGCACCTGTAGTCTTGTGCGCATCCATCATTTTCCTCGGCCTAGGCACTGCTGCCTTTTTAAAGTCTATCTTAGCCTGGAAGCCTTCAAGCTCAGCCACATACTCACCATCAAGCCATAGCTCTCCAAACGTACCACTTATACCATCAGTACCTAATATTTCTTTTATCTGTTCTTTGTTTGTATCTGCCATTATTTAGCCCCCTTTTATACATTAATGTTGATGTAGAAGTCTTCCATAGCGTCTACACCCTTTAGCTTGATGAATAGGAACACCTTAGATCTAGTATTAGCTTCCTTAAGTTCCTGCTCTGACATTGCATCTACATCTGCACCTATTTCCTTCAGATATTTCTTCTGTGCATCTAAATCAATACCAACACTATGCCCTCTTTCAATTATTCCATCTCTTGCCAGGTCTTCTAAGAAGTTACTAATCTCTGCTATAAGCAGGCACTTGTTATCGTAGTTATTGGCTACTTTACCTACATAATAGTTGGATATTGACTTCTTGATAGAGTTATTGATGAACTTATAAGTTCTTACAAGCTTTATCTTCTTGAATGACTCCCCTTCATCACCTGTAGGTGTTGTAAGTGATGTAACACCTCTAGCGATTTTGATATTGCCACCCTCTTTTGTCAATATCAACTTACCACCATCAATTAGCTGATTTTTTTCTTCCTTGGTCTTCTTAGGAATAGTGCTAATAAATGGTACATTAGCATGCGTTATCGACTGTGTAAGCGGTGTACCTGCGCATAGCCCACAAATAAACGGCAGTAGCTTAGTTGCTGTATAAGTTACATCACCTTCCTTGATGTCTTCAGTCGCAAACTCTATGACATCACTAGAGTTTGAAGGCTTAGTAGTTGTGATTACCAAATTTGCATCATAGCCGACATCAGGTAACTTCTTTGCGATGAACTCAATCAACTTAGGGTTATCTGTCTGGTCTGTTGCTTCAGGCATGCACAAATAGTTAAACTCATAGTTTTCAAGCATATCCAGTGCATTATCTAGTGTGTCTGCCCCATTTATCGCGTATACTATTAACTTAGTAGGCGTGAAATTTCTTTCTTCAAGAACTCCACCAACTCTTACATCCTGAACATTGCCTATTAAGGCCTGCTTCATGTAGGTAAGATTTTCTGCCTTAAACTTAGCGCCCTCTAAATCCTCTAGTGAAGTGTATTCAGATAGGCCCTTGGCAGTACCATCTTTTAAGATTAGGCACACAACTCCAGTGCTGGCCCCCTCTAAGGCCTTCCTCTTTATTTCTTTAAATACAATTTTAAGCTCTGTTAAGCCCATATATTATACCTTCCTTCCTCTTCTTCTCAATCTATCCCCATACCTGATATTAACTTCCTCTAGTAGATCAAATTTATCTTGGACCTCAATACTGATGTTATTATTAATCTCTTTCATAACATACTCATCTACCTTATCAAAATAAACTTGTTCATGATAACTCACTGATATACTAAAATGTAGGGTGTGGCCCACTTCATCTTTTAATATCAGTCCATCTAACCCAGATATGTGAATATATCTTCTTCCAACTTTTATGCTTCTTGTAAATGTTCTTTCCATTAGGTCTTTTAGGTCATATAAACTAGCCTTAGCCGTCTTGTTGCCGTTGCCTGGAAAATACCTTATGTCAATTACAAGGTTCTTTTTATTGAAGTGTAAATTTACTGACTCTGAATCTGATGTATTTACATCAATAAAAAAGCAGCTACCCTTATCTAGGTATAACTGCAGTTGTTCGTCATCATCTGTAATTTTACACTTATATTCAGTATCTTTGATGGCATCATAGATCATATTCGATACTGACTTTATTAGTTCGTTTACCTTAATCATTATCTACCACCCATCAAATCATCTAATATCTTCTTTCCCTCTTTGTCTAGCGTGGCTTTTCCTTTCTTCATTGCGTTTCTAAGCATGAATTTGCCAGGCACAAATAGTATTTTACCCCCATCACTTCGTACAGCCTTACGACGCTTTCTAGAAACCGACAAGCCCATTCCTGCCCTGGTTCTATGTCCATACTCAACATCCCAGGCGTAAAACTCACCTTTAGATTGGGCATCATTATAGATTTCAACCTCTTTACCTAAATCTCTGACCTTCCAACTTCTTCTAAGAGTTCCTGCTGTCATTGCCCTAGGGTCCTTATTGACCGGTGTATTCTCTATAACATCCCTTAATACTTCACTGGCTACCTTAGTCTTTAGCCTATTGAATTCTTCAGGGACCTTCTTTTCAATGGTATCTATCCTATTTATAAGGTCATCTAGACCCTCATATTCAAAACTCATTACTGTCTCTCCTTTAGGCTTACTGGTATTTCAAGGTGTGATGGCCACTTAAATGGTATACCTGCAACACACTCATAACTTCTACCTAAGTGGATTATAGATAGCATATCGCCTTCCACTACATCCTCTTCAGGCCTCGTATATACGATATAGTCAATTACAAGTGTTTCGTCATGGTATCCCGTGCTGGACTTATCAAGCTCACAAGCCACATTAGATTTAATTATTTTCTTCTGCATAGTAGTAAGATGTGAATCACTATCCTCTACCTCTACATGTCTGATTATGTCCATTCTGTCATGGTAGGTACTGGCTAATATATCTGATTCTCTCACCTAGTTACCCCCATTCATTCCAATAGTTCCTAACTTTTTGAATCTAGTAAGGTGTTTTTTATACTTAACGATCAAATCATCAATTGATGTTATCTTAGTGTTAGCGCCCACATTGTACTCAATCTTGGTATTTCCTCTGGTAATAGCCTTCACTTCGCCAGTATTTTGGTTATCTTGGCCACCGCTTGACAATGCCTTGTTATATTCGCTTAGCATTTCAACTATTACAAGTTCTAAGTCAGCTGGAATATCATCCCTGTTGCAGAAGTTCTTAATCTTTTGAACAAGGATATCAAGAACGAGAGATATTGTACTCTCATTCTCTAATGTATCCTTACCTAGTAAGATTTTGAGTTTTGATATAATTCTCTCGTTCATTCTATCACCTTCCTATACTATGCGCCCTTTACTTTGCAAGTGAAGTTTACAAGTGCCTTAGGCTCAATTACCTTAGTACCATATACAAATAGCCCCTTAACCGCATCAGCAAAAGTCTTTTCAGGTCTGTAAGATTCTATTTCTGTAATCTGGCCTGCATAAGTTATGGCCTGTTCTGTACCTGCCATGATGGAGTACTTATTAGCAGCTACTGGAACATTATTTGACATTCTTAGCGTGAATCCTGCTACATCTGCACCATCAATTACACCATTAGCCAACACCTTAAAGTCCTTAGTAAATCTTGGATCCTTAGATAGCATACCTAAATACCAAGCTGGTATAATAGCAAATCTACCTGCTCTTGTTACGTTATTTTCATCAAGTTTAACGGCTAAATCTACTAGCTGGTCATACGCATTAGCTACTTCTACATCTATTGGTGTAGCTGTAGACCCAACCTTGATGCCTGCATCTTTCACAAAGCTAGCTATATGCTGGTCAATAACATCTCCTATAGCATATGATGCTCTATCCATTGCCTTGTCTACCAGCTTAACATTAGCCTGTGCTGCATCTATATCGTCTACCTTAAAGTTGAAGTACTTAGCCTTGTCTATTACAAGTTCCTGTTGAGTTGATGTTACTTCTTCTGGGTCTGCCAGCTTCTTAGGTGCGCCATCACCAGTTAGGTAATCCTTAATAGCGATTGGACCTATCTGATTAATCTTAACCTTATCTCCCAGCTTCTTAATTTCACCTTCGTAGTCATGATTAACTACATCTGCGTATACTAACTTCTTATCTAAGTTTGCCTGTAGTCTAGCTGACCACAGCGTTGGTATAAAATTCTTAATTGACATATTCTATTCTCCTTTTTTTATAATTTCATGTCTT